GGTCGTCCAACGCGCGTTTTTTGAGTAGCGAGCAAAATGTCAACCGGTTGACAGAATTAAGCTAGGCTCAGCCAAAAGTGTCAACCATATGGCTGAGTTGGTTACAGCATCTAAGTTTGCAACTGCTGCAGGTTGCAGTCGCCAAGCGGTATCTAAGGCAATTGCGCAAGGTCGTTTGGATGGCGCTTTGGTTGACACAGGCAACGTCAACCCAAAGATTGACTTAGAGAAAGGCCTGCGGATTTGGGGCGTTACTGAGCGACCAACTGCTGCGCAGATTCCAGAGAAGCGCACGAAAGAACCGACACCTCTCGAGGCTGCGAAGAATGAAGTGCGGCGGCAGGTGACTTATGTGGAAGAAGAGGAAGTGCCGGACTTCTACACAAGTCGCGCACGCAAAGAGCATTACAACGCTGAGATTGCCAAGATCACGGCGGCGACTCAGATGGAAGAGCTAGTGCCTGCTGAGCTTGTTAAGAAAGAGAGCTTTCAGCTGGGCCGTTCGATCCGCGAACAGCTGGCTAATCTTGCTGATCGCTTGAGCAATGAATTAGCCGGTGAGACTGACCCTGCTGTAATTCATCGCGTGTTGACGACTGAGCACCGGCAGTGTCTGATGGAGATTGCGAAGGTCGCATGAACCCTTGGCGTGAAGGTTTTCTCAACGGGCTTAGACCAGAAGAGCCGTTGACTGTTGATGAGTGGAGTGATCGTTATCGGCGGTTGAGTAGCAAGGCGAGTGCAGAGCCTGGGCCATGGCGTACAGATCGCACGCCATATCTGCGTCAGGTAATGCGTGATTTAAGCAGTGAAAGCAGCGTGCAGCGTGTTGTGTTGATGTTTTCAGCGCAGAGTGGCAAGACAGAGGTTGGCTTGAACTGGCTGGCTTGGATTATTGATCACAGCCCTGGACCTTTACTTGCCGTTCAACCAACGATTGAAATGGCTCGGAGAATGTCCAAGCAAAGGTTGGAAGGACTGATAGAAGACACTCCGAGGATTAAAGAAAAAATTGCGCCAGCACGGTCTAGAGATGGCAGCAACAGCATGTTTGCCAAGGATTTTGTTGGCGGGATTTTGCTGCTCACTGGTGCGAACAGTCCTAGTCAACTGCGTTCTGCACCCTGCCGTTATTTATTTATGGATGAGGTGGACGCTATGCAGGAGATTCCTGGGGAGGGCGACCCAGTTGCGCTAGCTGAACGCAGAACGACAACGTTTGCTAGGCGTAAGGTGCTGTTGACTTCTACGCCAACAGTCAAGGATTTCAGCAAGATCGAGGCAGAATATATAAAGTCAGATCAGCGTAAATTTTGGGTGCCTGCTCCTTGCTGTGGTGAGTTTCAGCATCTTGAGTGGAGCCGGTTGAAGTGGCAAAAGGACAAACCTGAAACAGCCCAGTATCAGTGCAAGCACTGCGGTGAGCGGTTTGATGAACACCACAAAACGCAGATGTTGGCTGCTGGAGAATGGCGCAACCATTCGCACTTTGATGGCAAGACTGCTGGTTTTCATTTAAACGGTTTATATAGCCCGCTGGGCTGGGCTAGCTGGAGTGAGCTGGCTGAGGACTTTTTGCGTGCCAAAAATGACCCGGCGGCATTGCGCACGTTTATTAATACACGTTTGGCTGAAACTTATGAGGAAAACTACTCAGCGCAGGTTAGTGCTGAGGGTTTGATGGGTCGACGTTTGCCTTATGAGCCAGGGATTGTTCCTAAGGACGTTGTTTTGCTTACTGCCGGTGTTGACGTGCAGCTGGATCGTCTAGAAATTTCAGTTTGGGGCTGGTCGGGAGCTAAAGGGCAACCAGAAACGGGCTGGCTTGTTATGCACTTAAAGCTGATGGGGGACCCGACGCAGCCAGATGTATGGAAACAGCTCGACACTGTTCTCGCAACTGAGTGGGAGACAGAAGAGCATTTTTACCTAAAGATTGCGCAGCTAGCTGTCGACACTGGATATTGCACCCATGAGGCCTATGCCTATGTGCGTGAGCGTTTACCGCGTGGTGTTGTTGCTATTAAAGGCAGCAGCAGGCGCAACGCTACAGCAGTAGGGAAAGGGAGCAAAGTTGATGTCAACTGGAAAGGCCGAACCATAAAAAAAGGTGTAACTCTTTATATGCTGGGCACTGACACAATTAAAACTACGTTATTTGGCAAAGTTCGCCTAGAAAAAGGTCCTGGCAACCTTAATTTTGGCTTAGCTGCTGATACTGAATACTTCCAACAACTTACTTCTGAACGGCAAAAACTTGTTTATAGAAACAGCATGCCCACGCGCATTTGGGTAAGAAAAGCATCAGCGCGAGCTGAGTGCCTTGATTGTGCGGTTTATGCCTATGCGGCTTTCCAGCTGTACATTCGTCGGCTGCCTAAGCTCACAATGTGGGAAAACCTGCGTGAGAAGCTGGAACTACGCGACAAACGACCGCTAAAATCGAAAGCAAAGCCGTCAAAACCGGCTCCATCGTTCGTAAACAGCTGGTGACGTGAACATTCCCAAAAAGATCTACGCCGGCACAACGATCAAATGGAGGGATGACGCAGCTGTTGGTCCTTTAAATGAAAGCATCACTAGCGGCACAGGTAACTGGTCTTTGACCTACTACCTACGAACTAACACGAATCACGAGGGCCACACTGTTGTGGGCACTTCTTATGGCACCGGTTGGGAATTTGCGATTAGTGCGACCGACAGCGCAGGTTTCGACTCTGGGAATTGGTTTTTTTATGCGGAAGCCTCGAAGGGCTCTGAAAAATTCACGCTAGGCAACGGCCAGCTAGAGGTGTTTGCGAGCCTTGCTTATACCGGACAGCCTGGAGCTTTTGACGGAAGGACTGCAGCAGAAAAAGAACGGGACGATATTGAGGCTGCATTAGCAAAGTTCAAAGATGGTGCGCAAGAGTACAGCGTTGGCAATCGCACCTTTAAACGTGTAGCGATGGCTGATCTGCAGATGCGTTTGAATAGATTGAACGCAATTATTGTCAGAGAGCGCAAGGCTGCAATGATCGCAAACGGCTTGGGCGATCCCCATTCTCTCTATGTGAGGTTCTGAAATGGGCATTCGTTCTGCATGGCGCGAACTGTGGCGCACAAATCCTGAGCCAATGAACAGGCCTCGGGCTCGTATGTTTGGCGGTGCCCAAACCAGTCGTTTGACTGCTGACTGGGTTACCTCTGTTACGTCTGCTGACCAAGAGATCAAGGGCAGTTTGAAGCGGCTGCGGTCTAGATCGCGGCAGCTTGTGCGCGACAACGATTACGCAAAAAGCGCAGTGAGAGTTGTCCGCAACTCTGTTGTGGGAACCGGTGTGCGGTTGCAAGCGCAGGTGATGCGACAGCGTGGCGGCAAGCTCGACATTCGCATTAATGAGCAGATTGAAAAAGCCTGGTCGATGTGGGGCCGTAAAGACAGCTGCAACACTGCAGGCCAGCTCTGTTTTGCCGATATTGAAAAGCTTGCTGTGTCGTCGATGTGCGAGAGCGGCGAAGTCTTTATCCGCATGGTGCGGCAGAAGTTTGGGCGGAGCAAAGTCAATTTTGCCCTTGAGGTGCTTGAGGCTGACCAGCTTGACGAGGATTACAACAGCCCAACGACTAAACCAGGCAACGTTTGGAAACTTGGCGTTGAGTTGGACAAGTTTGGCAGGCCTGTTAGTTACGCCTTCCTTAGCCGCCATCCTGGCGACACGGCATTCCCTACACGGGAGCCAGGCAAGAGGCACATCATTGTTCCTGCCAAAGATGTTATTCATTTGTTTGACCGGACATCTGCACGTCCTGGTCAAACTCGTGGCGTGCCGTGGCTTGCATCTGCGATGCAAAGAATGCACCACTTAGATGGTTGGGAGCAAGCGAGTGTTGTGCGTGCTCGTGCAAGTTCTGCTCTGATGGGATTTATCCAATCACCGGAGGGTGAGCTTGATCCAGGCGGCGAGATCTATGACGAACAGCGGGTAACAGGCTTTGAGCCTGGCCAATTCAAATACCTGCAGCCAGGCGAAACGGTCACTATTCCTGACATGGATTCGCCAACTGGCGAGTATGAGCCTTTCCTCAGGGCACAGCTCAGGGCACTCGGTGCAGGTGTCGGCTGCTCATACGAGGTCTTGTCGAACGATTATTCACAGTCAAATTATTCGTCATCACGACTCGCTTTACTGCAGGACCGCGACAACTGGCGATCTATACAGCAGATGATGAAAGATCAGTTCTATCAGCCGATCTATGACGCTTGGCTTGAGATGGCCGTGCTTAGTAGTGCGTTGAATCTGCCTACTTACGAAACTGAACCTGAGCGTTACGAAGCTGTGCGCTGGGTTTGTAGGGGCTATCACTATGTTGATCCGCAGAAGGAGATCGCTGCACAAAAGGCAGCAGTGCGCAGCGGATTCAAGACCCTTGCCGATTGCGTGGCTGAAAACGGTGGCGACTTTGATGAGTTTTTGGTTGCTCGTCAGTCAGAGCTAGCCAAGCTCGACGAGATGAACATCATTACGGACACTGATCCATCTGCTGTAAATGGCAGCGGTGCTAGCCAGTACAAGCCGGCCAACACTATCGACGCTTTTGGTGACACGCCTCCCCCTGGTGGCGAGGATGCAGAGAACGTCGCGGAGGAAGATCTTGGCAACTATTAACGGCACAGAAATTGACCTTATGCCAACTGTAGGCATGAGGGAAGAAGCGCAGCGTTACCGCGATTGGAAAGCTGACGGCGAAGCTGGCGGCACTGAAGTTGCAGCACGTAGAGCCACGCAGATTTTGAGCGGCAATGAATTGAGCCCAGCTGTTGTAATTGACCAAGCTGCTTGGTTTGCTCGCCATAGTGTTGATAAACAGGGCGAAGGTTTTTCGCCTGGAGAAGACGGCTACCCGTCTAATGGCCGTGTTGCGTGGGCTGCGTGGGGCGGAGACCCTGGGCAGGTGTGGGCTTCTAACAAGGCGGATAGAATTAAAGAAATTCGTGACCGCACAATGTCTGAACAGCTTGAGGTAAGGGCTGAACCTGGCGAATTGTCAGTCGGTGATTTTGTGCGGTGGAACAGCTCTGGGGGCACGGCACAAGGCCGCATTGATCGGATTGAGCGTGACGGAACCATTAACGTCCCTGATTCTGAATTCACCGTGAATGGTGATGAGGATGACCCTGCTGCACTAATTACGGTGTATAGGGAAACTGACGAGGGCAATGAGCCCACTGATGTCAAAGTTGGTCACCGATTTTCAACTTTGACCAAAATTGCTGCTCTGCGTTCTGCACCAACGCTTTACAAGCGGGCTGGGGAAACCAAGTTTGAAGAGCAAGAAGACCGCGTAATGCAATTCAGCTTTAGCTCTGAGTACCCAGTAGAGCGAGGTTTTGGAATGGAGGTCTTGAGTCATGACGATGGCGCTGCTGACTTTGCACGCTTGAACGATGGAGCACCGCTTCTGTTTAATCACGACATGGATCGACCAATCGGTGTTGTTGAGCGTGCTTACTTAGACAAGGACAAAAAGAAAGCTTTTAGCCGCGTTCGGTTTAGCCGTAATGCTTTTGCACAGGAAATTTTGACGGATGTCAAAGATGGAATTATGCGCAATGTGAGCGTTGGTTATCGAATTAAGGAGATGGAAGAACGCAATAACGAGTTTGTAGCGACCTCTTGGGAGCCGTATGAAATCAGCGTCGTTTCTAGCGGTGCTGATCCATCGGTTGGCTTTGGAAGATCTTTGCTTCCCACTACTACAATCGAGGAAGAAGAAGCCATTACGGCGGATTCTGCGGCTCGCGTCGCACCACAAAGTTCACCCGATTCTGAGAATCAAATGTCCACAGCACCCGACATCAATGTGGTGCGCGATGAAGCTTCTAAAAAGGCAGCTTCTGCAGAGC